TGCAAGTTTTGCAGAGAGTTCAGCATACGACTTGTAGTTAGCTGGATCAACAAACTCATTGAGTCCGTGTTCGGAGTTCCATACTGATTCAAGTTCTTCATCGTCATCAAACAATGCAGAGGGAGAATCGAACGCAGACTTATCATAGTTGCGATAACCTTCTACTTGACGGATGCGAAGACGGAAGTTTGCACCTTCCCAGAGATCAAAGGGATTGACCGCATCTTCATCTTCAAATTGAGGATGCATCAGATCATTGATCTTGTCGAAGATTTTCTTACCGTACTCGTACAGAAAGACCTTGCCTTCATTCGAAGGGTTCGCAGGATCACTCACAACATAGATGTTGCTGATGTGATGCAGACGGCGTTTCTGTTTTCGAGCGACTTCTTTATCAGCATCGATACCAGAGTTCCACAGTTTAGAGTTATACTCTGAGACAGGATCATCTTGACCAATAGTGGTCAATGACTTCTCAATGTACCAACCACCAGGTCCTTGAAAACCGTGGTCCCAGTATCGAACAAAAGGAACTTCTTCACCTTGCGGTGCAGGCAGGAAACGAATGATAGCAGAACCGTTACCGGCTTTATCTACTGTAGGTTTCCAGAATCGGTCGTCAGCACCGCCAGAGTTGTTATTGCTCTGTGTCTTTTCAGCGGCTGCTGAGAGTTTTTCGAATTGTGAAGCACGAGACTTCTTGAGTTGTGAAAACGAATTTGTCATATGTATTTCCTTGTATTAACAATGTATAAACAGTGTATTTTCTTGTCCACATTATTCATAATGTATACAGTGTATTCTACAGGTATTACTCGTATATGTCAAGCAAAACCTGTTTGTACCTATGATAATCTATCTTTGAGTTTATGAAGGGTGCGTACTTCTCAATACCTTTCTTCATTCTAGGCCACAACAGTTTGTCATCAATCTGTGCATCCCAGTAGTCGAAACACTTCACGACTCTCTGAATGATTACCATCGTTTCTGGTGATACTGCCTTTCGTTTGTATGCAACTACAATCTTAGGCCATTCACCATCTCTTACTGTCAGTGCGTCATCTAATGAATCGAACTCTGACATTTCAGTCTTGAAGATATACTCCATCGACTGAATTCTTTTCTGCATGTCGGCGAATGCAGATTTATATTCTTCAGAAAAAAGATCACCGACCCACAAGTCTGGTTTCTTCATGAATGATGATACCAGATACATATCTAAATCTTTTTTCTTTGATAATTTATAGAAGTGATACTTATCTTTTCTCACTTCAAATTTTGTCACACTTGCATTGATAACTCCACTATACTTGAAGTAATCATAACTGTCTGATGTAAAGTGAAGTTTCAATGCATGAAATAATTTATACGCATCAAATGGTGTCATAACGGTAATTGCGAAGACTTCTCCAGAAAGTTTAGTGATTCAGCATCTTCTTGAAGTTTAGCTTTCAATAATGCATTCTTACGAATAAAATCGCCGATACTTTCTATTTCAAGATCCTTCTTTTCACAGTAATGCAGTACAGCATCGAGGTAACTCACTTCTTCTGAATTACCCCGGATGATTTCTATTTCTTTTAGAAACTTAGCAACATCTTTTGACTGTAGTGCGTCATTATTAATTGATTGCATCCGAATTACTCGTCTTTCTTAGCAGCAGATTCAAGATCAGCAACCATCTTTGCCTTTGTTTTGCGCTTGTCAAGTTCAACACCAATTTCACGACCGAGTTCTTCGATCTTGTCTTTGGTCATCTTCATGAGTTCGTCAGCAGAAGGAATCGCACCAAGAGTTGCCTTCAGTTCATCGATCTTGTCTTCGATCTCTTCGACTTCCTCAGCGAGTTCGTCTACAGCTTCATCAGCTTTGTCCGTTGCCATGTCCATGAAGGCAAGAATCGGATGTCTATAGAACCAAGCACCGCCCAACACAGCACCAACTACAACAACAAAAATAATAAATTCGAACATTTCTCTCTCCTAATTGAGTGAACAACGATACTATTTATAAAAAAAGGGAGGGTGCAGGTCTCTCCCTGCACCGTTTCTCCCAAAGTGTTATGCCGCTTCGGCATACTCAACTGCAAGACCCAAGGCGTTGATGTTACGATCCTTGTTCGTGCCATACCAAACAGACTGCATACGAGTATCAGGATTGTGTCCTGTGGTGTGATTGGTCATGTACGTGACTGCATTGTAAGCAGACCACCATGAACCAGCACCAAACTCAGCACCAGGTTGGGTCTCAACAATCTCCATCGCCTCAACAGCATTGCGTGATGCGACCTTCTCGCCTGCTTTGAACTGCTTCATCAACTCGTCAAACGAGACAGCACCAGACTTGGTAGAAGTCTTAGGAAAGACGCGAGTGAAGTACTCAAACAGAGAGTCTTGAGTGTATCGCTTCTCGCTCAGGAACTGAGCCATCTCGCGATACTTGTCCATCTTCTCGTGTGCTTCATTGAGCGCCATCTTCACTTTCTCTGCATCAAACGATGAACGGTGATTCAGTGAGATGCCGAGAGACGCTTTGCCACTCAACGACATCGACAGCGTGTTGTTGCACACGACACGGATCGGAGTGAAACGAATGTCAACACCCTTGCCGTAGTTATGAGGGTTAGACAGAAGCAGGTAAGAATCGACCTGATCTTTTCCACCAAACAGTGAGAAAGACTCGTTGACTTTCGCAAGACCCCAGATGATCTGTCCGTCTTTGAGAGAACCTGCGGTATGCATTGACATGCCACCCGCTTTCACGTAGTCATCGAAGAACTCAAACGCCTCTTCGTTCTGGACAGGAATCCAGTTGTCAGAAACGATATCAAGATACTTGTTATCGCTTGAACGAACAAGCGCCTGACGCTTAGGTGCGCGTACCATCTCACCGTTGCGAGAATAGAACACATCCTCTTTCTCTACAGTCCAGTCAAGACCAGCGGCTTGCATCATCTCTTGTGGAGTCAGGTCATCCCCGACTTGAACACCAAGACCGTGCCAAGGTACCTCACCAACATAAGCCATTTGAGCCTGACCGTTTACAAATTCAATTTCATGTGCCATGATATATTTCCTCTTCAGTTAAGTTTTTACCACACTATGGATTAATTATCTCAAAAAAATTGTTCGTTGTCAAGTTTTTTCGAAAACTTTTTGCCAAACATTATCAGCAGTGAACACAAAACTACCAACAAACTCAAAACGGTCCCAGTTCTCTATCATGCTTAGAATATGATCAGTACCAGTCCAATAAAGATGATATACTGTACCGACTCTAGGTATAAAATTGTACCTTGCGTTGTAGACCAGTTCGGTCTCTTTAGCCAATCGAACAATTTCATCATACTCTTTCTGTAATGCATCGATGCGGCCTTTAAAATAGTTTGCTGCATTAACACCGCGTTCGTTTTTGAAGGTATCAACATCTGGAATGACAATCTGAGGCGCACTGATGTTACTGCCATAAGGTAGAATGTTTGCGTCTTCAGAAAAACTATCAGGTCGTTTCGACATTACCTCCTCATATGAGCGATATCGGTCGCTTCTTGCTGATTGATTACGGGAACTGCGTTTGACTTGTGCATTGTTGCGATGCCAGTAACAAGCGTTCCAGTGTAACGAGGTGTTTCTCTGCGTGGCGCAGTTCCATTGTCTGTACTGCGAGATGCACACAGATCAAACCCAGAATCACGGCGATACACGCTAGTGGGTACATAGGGTTTGAACGAAGGCGGTTGATATTTTTGATATACTTCTCCACGGGTTTTACTCTTCTTCCGTTTTCGACCAGACATATCATACTTATACGAATTAGTAAACATCATACCCATAACTATACTCCTTCACGAGCTGCGCGAACTTTCTCCATATGTCGCTTAGACTTCAACCATGATTCAGGATCGCGGGGTTTCGGCAGTGATAGTTTTAGTTTACGTGATTTGAATTCAGATTTCAAGAATTGCGCTGCATCACGTGAGATAAATCGCGAAACAAGTTTCAACAGGTTAATTCGAAACTGTACGCTGTGATTCATACACTTGGGTAAACAGTGAGTCATTTCATGAATCATGGTGTACTCATCGAGACCCGTTTTGGTTGACAACTCTATCATGTGTCCCCACGAACGACCAGCGGTGCGGCGACCCATACGTTTGTTATCGATCAAAGACACTGATCGACCGTTCGACAACTCATTCCACAACTTGGAATTAAGTATCTGTTTCATTCGTTTCTCAGCTTCATTGATAGACTTGAAATTCTTAATCGAATCTTTCATCTTTCGCTGCATCGCCCATTCTGACCTGTACACCTTCATACGGTCAGAGTCACGAGAGCCGTTCATGCCGCCTCTCTCTGAAGCGCGTGTTTTATTGCTGTAGTATTTACAGTATTGTTCAATGTCAGAAGGATGCCAATCAGAATCACGTAATGAATCAATCAATTGCTTAGGCGCATTATAAAAGTAATACATTACGCTGTTTCCTCAACAAATGCGTTCTCTTCATCAACTATATCCATCAGATCAACACGCAATTCTGCTATCAATCTAATGGTATCATTCGACACTGCACCAGGTCGAACAGAGTTGACGGAGTGAATACAGTTCATTGCTTCATTCAAAGCATCCAGTTTTTCACTTGCTTTTTCGATTTTCATTACGCTGCCTCCTGAGGAGCATACTTGTCAAACCACGCGCTGAGGTCCTTGTAAAGGACCACATCGCCATTTACCATCTCATAAGAGACACCATGATGCACCCGAGTGCCATCGTTCAGCACATCATAAGCACTAAACTGCTTCGCAATCTCATGGCGCATATAGCCGTACTCACCGTTAATGGTGGTGCGGTGGAAGGACACACGGTCCTCCTTCACAGTACCAAAGTACGGAGTATCCCACTCCTCACAGTGGTCCTCGACACGAAAGTCGATGTCATCGACCACAGTCTCGCCGATTGAGTACTCCTCCCACGCCTCACTCTTCTCAGTGATAGCGGCCTCAACACGCGCCCACCACTCGGGGTCCACGTTCTCCTCGATGGAGACATTGAAGATGTAGGTGTTGCCACCTTTGAACTTCCAGTACTGCGGGCACTCGCCCTC